GGACACGGAAGGGTGGCAAAATTCAAAAATGGAAATCCGCCGCGCAACAATGGATGTCACGAATAGATGCGGAAAATAAAAAAATTACAACACAATCAACGAAACAACCTAAAATTGCAACACTATGAACACTGAACAAATGTTAATTAGCAACATCCTTTTTTATGCGGATGCAAGGCACTTTTTACCTCAGATAAATCAAAACTGGTTTAAAGACCCGTTGTGTAAAAAGGTCATTGAGGTTATTACCAAACTTTACTATGGTAACGAAGAAATTGACTATCTCACTTTGATGCCCCATTTTACCAACAAAGAATTCATTGATGTAATAACGCTACAACAGAACGCAAGTGGAATCACCAATGTGAAACCACACTTAAAAAAGTTGGAGTACACATACATCAAAGAACAGTTGGTTGAAAGCATATCGGCAATTGACACCACTAAAGAACTTGGTGAATTAATAGAGGATATTCAAAACGCGTTGAATAGTACCACATTTTCAACACAACAAGAACCAGAAAGCATCGTAAAGGTTACGAACAAAGTGGTGGATCAAATTGTTGCAAACGCAGAAAAGGGCGGTCAATTGGTTGGAAAGGAAACGGGATGGAAATTCTTGGATAAGTATTTGGGCGGTTACAATGATGGGGATTTGATTGTAATGGCGGGTAGACCTGGAATGGGTAAAACCGCAATCGCTTTAACACTTACAAAGGAATTTGCACAACGAGGTGGAAAGGCGTTATTCATTTCACTTGAAATGAGTTCAGAACAATTGGCAAAAAGGTATGTGTCATTGATTGGGTATTTAGAAAATTGGAAAATGCGAAACGGGGTTTTAACCAAACAAGAAATTGAAAAAATCATTCATGTTGCCAACCATCAAGAAATTGAATTTTTTATTGACGATGACCGCGTTGGGGATTTGGAAAAAATCAAATCAAAGGCAAGGTTACACAAAGCACGAAAAGGATTGGATTTGTTGGTGATTGATTATTTGCAACTCATGAAAGGAACAAAGCAAAGCCGTGAACAAGAAGTTGCAGAAATATCGCGCGGTTTGAAATTATTGGCCAAGGAATTAAAGTGTACAATTATTGTATTGGCACAGTTGTCACGGAAGCCAGAAGATAGGGCAGACAAACGCCCGTTGTTGTCAGACCTTCGCGAATCAGGTGCGATTGAACAAGATGCCGATGTTGTTATGTTTCCTTTCCGACCCGCGTATTACGAAGAAGAAAAGCCACAAATCGAAGATGCGGAATTGATTATCTCGAAAAATAGGAACGGGGAATGTGCAACAATACCAACGACATACGAGGGGCAATACACGATGTATAAAGAAAGTTTGCCACCAATACAATTTTAATAATAAAATAATTATATTTGTAGGGACAAATGAAACAAGAAACAAGAACGGTGGTTATTGAGTTGTTAACGCAATACCCCACATTTAGAGATTCGGACGAACAATTGGTTGCATGGATTTGGGGTTTAGAAATGAACGCCAAGGGTTATTCAACTGGGACACTTCCAACACAAAAATTCTTACGCATTTTGGCGGATGGACAATTAACATCGAGTGATTCCATTACACGGATGCGAAGAAAGGCACAAGAAGAACACCCCGAATTGCGTGGTGCTAAATACAACCAACGCCAAGACAGACAATCATCGGTTAAAAAGGATTTGGGATATTGATATGACAAACAATAAACACCAAACGGCAGTGGACATTCTATGTGGAAAGTTAGCAATGAAGTTAGGCATACCACAAGCAATTACTTTTTACATAGACCATCAAGAGGAAATCAGAGAAGCCAAAGAAATGGAGAAGGAAAGAGCAATTAAATTTGCGTGTGATGTCTATATGAATGTTAAAAAAGATAAAGTTAAATCATTGATGCAATTAGTTGATGAAAAATACAACGAAACCTACGGAGGAGGTGAGCAATGAAACTATACACAGAAGAACATCTGAAATTGTTTTATCAACTTGGCAAATTTGATGGTATTGCAAGAAGGGAAAATGATGTAGAAGAAGAAATTAAAAATCATTTGCCTATCGAACTACCAACTGATGAGGAGATAGAACAAGAATCAAACAATGAATACCAAGAACAAAAGCAATCTTATGAGAACAGTGTAGAAATGTTTCCTATTGATTTTGCTAATTATTTAAAAGTAGGATTTATTGATGGTGCAAATTGGATGCGTAATAAAATACAAGGAGGTAAGCAATGAAAGCAATCATTGAATTCAACCTTGACGAAGAACGAGCAGAGTTTGACTTTGCCGTCAATGGCTCAAAATACCATTCAGTCATTTGGGACTTAGACAACCACCTAAGAGGATTAACAAAATATCCACCTGATAATCAAAGCGAAGACACCTACAACGCATTACAAGAAACAAGAGACAAACTGAGAGAATTGCTGAATGAGTACAATCTTGAGTTATGAAGAAACACACGGTAACGATATTTTGACTATATTTGTATTATGAATCACGACAAAAATAATCAAATTAAAGTTCATGTATTGTTTGACATCCTTGGCTATGAAGGATTGTATTCAGTTAGTAGGGATGCAAAGGTGTATTCTTGGAAATCAAAAAAATATTTAAAACCACAGTTACAAAATAGCGGGTATATGACTGTTGGTCTATATCTAAACAAAAAATGCAAAGTTGTACCGGTTCATAGGATAGTCGCACAAACTTTTTTACCAAATCCATACAACCTAAAAACAGTCAATCATAAGGATTTTAATAAAACAAATAACGATGTTTCAAATCTCGAATGGATGACGCATCAAGAAAATTCCTTGCATTCAACAAATCGTGGTATTATTAGTGGAGAAAACAATGGGAATTCAAAACTAACAAAGGAACAAGTAATTGAAATAAGAGGAAAATACAAATTTAGGAAATACACATACTGCGATTTGGCAAAAGAGTACGGCATATTGAAAACATATGTTGGAAGAATCATCAATAGAAAAGTTTGGAATCACATATGAAGCCCTATGTCAAAATATATATGAATCACTTTGGATACGATATCAGCGAATTCATTCCTTGCGAACTACCAAATTGCGGTAGGCGTTGCGTGGATGTTCACCATGTGATTCCAAGAAGTCAAGGAGGTAAAGATACTATTGATAACTTGATGGGTTTGTGTAGAGAATGCCATCACGAAGTTCACTTTGGCACAAAATTAAAGAGGGAGTATTTACAAGAAGTTCATAATAATAATCTGTGATAATTCTGTGATAAAATGGCAAATAACCCAAAAGCAATAGAGAACTTGAAACCCTTTCAAAAAGGCGAGGATGAAAGACGGCATATGCAAGGAAGACCGCAAAAATTAATCACTCAATTGAAAGAGATTGGATACACCAAAAGTCAGGTTGAGGATAGTGTGAACGCTATGCTTACTTTGTCACGGAAAGAACTGGAGAAGATAGACAGAGGGGATGAGTACACAATCTTTGAACGCATCATTGCCGGTGCGTTATTGAAATCGCACGACAAGAACTCCCTGTTCAACTTGGAGATGTTGCTAACACGATCACAAGGCAAACCAAAAGAAACGATTGACCAAACGATAGAAAGTAAGAATTTCACAATAACTTTGAATTTAGATGAGAGCAAGTTGGAGAGGTGATGACAAACTACCACCACAAGACGAAGACATCCAAGTGGTTTACACTACGGATGCGAGAATAACTTTGGCAAGGTACTTTGATGACCTTTGGGTTGACGAGTACACCAATGCAATTATAGATGTGGCATATTGGATGCCTATCCCAGTAACCCCGAACGAATGACATCACAAGACAAGGCACAAGAAATCAAAGAATCGTTCAACAACTCGTTGACGGTTAAGGATTGCTCATTGGTTGCAGTTGACCAAATCATTGAGGCGTTGTCTCATAACTCGTGGCAGAATCGCAATGAGTTGATGTTCTATTTGGAGGTCAAACAAATACTGCAAGAACTATGAGGGTAATCCAATCCGGACATCTTGGTGATTTAATCTATTCACTCACCGCAACCAAGCGAGTTGCAGAGTTGCACGGTGCAGTAGATTTCCACATCGGATTCCGTGAGCAGAATACTGTTTCCGGTCATCCAAGCGGAGGATACTGTATGAACTTAAACTCATACGAATATATCAAACCATTACTTGAGCATCAATCGTACATTAGAAAGGTTGAGATGCACTCACACATTGATATGGGGTATGACTTTGATAAGTTCAGGCATCACGGATTGAATCTCGCTGCTGGTGATTTGAGACGGAATCACTTTCTTGTCTATCCCGAATTGATAACAGACCTTCACGAACCTTGCATTGAAGCCAGTGAGCGGATCCCATACTTTGCCGACAAGATTCTCTTGAACTTCTCTGCTCGTTATCGCAACCACGACATCAACTATTTCCCATTGAAGGAACACAAGTGCGTCTTCTTTGGTTACGAATCCGAGTACATCGCATTCACCGAGAGATGGCAGTTGGATTGTGAACTATTAAAATGTCAGGATGCTTTGATGTTGGCAACCATTGTCGGCAGTTGCAAGGCGTTCATTGGGAATCAGTCAAGCACATACGCCATCGCAGAGCAAATGAAGGTAAAACGATTGCTTGAGGTATGCGTTCACTCACCAAATGTTATTCCCGTCAACAATGGCTTTGACTATCTCACCAATCAAGGCTTTAATTACTTACTCAATATCCTATGAAACTTTTAATACTAACAGACGGAATCAATGGTGTGGTTTATCATCGCATCTACGCACCACATTTGAGAATGCAGATAAACGGAGAAGCGGTGGTTGATGTCTGCCAATCACAAGCCGAATGGATGACGGTTGACCTTGCACCATACGATGTGATTGTTTTCTCACGATGGCTTGGAAAGAACCAGTATGATGTCTTAAAACGCATCACCGATGCCGGGAAGCCTTATGTGATTGATGTGGATGATTATTGGGTGTTGCCGAAATACAACCCTGCATATTGGGCATATCGCAAAGGGATCAAGAACTCAATCAAGGATGCCATCAACTATGCGGATGCGGTATTCTGCACAACTCAAAAACTCGCCAATGAAGTGAGGACAATCAATGAGAATGTCTACATTGTGCCAAACTGCCTGGATACATCTCACAACCAATGGAAGCAACCAAAGGAAAAGAACGAGAGAGTGAAAATAGGATGGGTTGGTGGAATCACACACGAGGAGGATTTGAAGCTCATTGCTGATGACATCAACTCAATGGATGTGGATTTCTACATTTGCGGATACACTCCGAGTGATCACTGGAACAACATTGTCAAATTGATTCCCAAAGCCAACATAGTTCAAGGTACTTCGGTATTTGAATACGGTGAGGTTTACAAGCACTTTGATTTCGTACTTGCACCCCTTCAGGACAATCACTTCAACAACTGCAAATCGGAGTTGAAGATTGTGGAAGCCGCTGCCTATTCTATCCCCATCATTTGTTCAGCGGTCTATCCATACTTATATCATACCGGAAATGATGGCGTGATCTTCGCAACCCAAAACAACTGGAAGGCATCCATACAAAAACTGATTGATGCTGGTCATTCTGTGAGACAATCAATGGGCGAATCAAATCGCATCTATTGTGAGACATACCACAACCTTGAACTGCACAACCTAACACGATTGAGTGTTTACCAAAGTTTATGCAAATAACCTATCAAAGACCATATGTCACGAGTTACCAAAAAGACATCCTTGATTGTGATGCTCGTTTTACCATTACTGCTGCGAGTACAAAGACGGGCAAGACGGCATCTCACATCATATGGTTATTTGAACAAGCGTTGAAGTGCAAGGATAACCAATCGGTTTGGTGGGTTGCACCAGTATACCAACAAGCGGAGATTGCATTCCGAAGGATGAAGTCACAAGTCACGGACAAGAACTTCTTTATCAGTAACGAAACTAAACTTTTGCTCACGCTTCCAACAGGTGCAAGGATAGAATTCAAATCAGGTGAGAAGCCAGACAACTTGTATGGTGATGATGTGTATGCTGCCGTGATTGATGAAGCATCTCGTATGCGTGAGGAATCCTGGTATGCGATGCGTTCAACCCTAACTGCCACACAAGGCAAGTGCAAACTGATTGGGAATGTCAAAGGGAAAAAGAATTGGTTCTACAAGTTAGGCGAAAGGGCAAGAAGCGGTGAGAATGAATATAAGTATTTCAAGATTACGGCATATGATGCGGTCAAGGAAGGCATTCTTAAACTTGAGGAGGTTGAACAAGCGAAACGAGATTTGCCACTTCATGTCTTCAACGAGTTGTATTTGGCAGAACCAGCGGATGACAAGACAAACCCATTCGGAATTGATGCAATCCGTAGTTGCTACAAGCCAGTAACCAACAGAAGTGTTGTGGCTTGGGGAGTGGATTTGGCAAAGTATTCGGATTATACGGTGATAATTGGTTTAGATGCGAATAATTGCGTATCATATGTTGACCGATTCCAAGCGGATTGGTCGCAAACATTGGCAAAGATTACGACATTGATTGGTGTGATTCCAGCATTCGTGGATTCAACCGGAGTTGGGGATCCTATCGTTGAGCAATTGCAACGAAGCCATCCCCGAATCAAGGGGTTTAAGTTCACATCGCAGAGCAAACAACAACTCATTGAAGGGTTGGTCATCAGCGTACAAAATAGGGAGGTGTATTTCCCTGAAGAACCCATTGGCTCGGAGATGGAAAACTTTGAATTTGAATATACAAGAACGGGTGTGAGGTATACTGCA